GGTTCAGATTTGAAAACAGAAGATGATGAAATCGGTGATATTAAAGGTGATGTTACGGCATCTAAACTGACTACAGCATTTAAGAAATTTAATAAAACTAAACAGGTTAGTCGTGTCATGGTCTCAAAATTTATAGAAATGATTGCAAAATAACGCTTGACAAATGGTTCATTTTTTGATATAATAGTATTTTACTGAGAGGTCTATATATTATGCGTAAAGAAAATCGTGAGAAGTTTTTTTCCATCATGGCTAATTTTGCCAAACCTGTAATTGGCCGTGATGAATTGGTAACTCTTTGTGATCGCAATTCCATTAACATTCCCCAATGGTTTGTTAATGATAATTCTAACCGTATTTCCCGTGGTGTTTATAAAAATCCTTCATTTATGAAAAAGAAAATAGAAAATAAAGAGACAGAAGTGGCAATGGTCGCACAGGTTCTTCCTATGAAACGAATTTCCAATGTTGTTACCGATCTTGAAACCAAAGATTTGATTCCAGAAGCATATAAGAATTATGTTCCTTTTGGTAATTATGATGACATGACAACAATTATTTCATCGAAGCAATTCTATCCAGTCTTCATTACTGGTAATTCCGGTAATGGTAAGACTATGATGGTTGAACAAATTTGTGCCAAACAAAAGCGCCAATTTGTTTGTATCTCAATGACTCCTGAAACGGATGAATCTGATTTGATGGGTAACTATATCCTGATTGATGGAGAAATGGTTTGGCGTGATGGTCCCGTTACCGTTGCTGCCCGTCAAGGTGCTGTATTGTGTATCGATGAGATCGATTATGGCTCACAAAATCTTTCTGCTCTTCAACGTGTTCTTGAGGGTAAGCCGTTTCTTCTGAAAAAGAAAAACGAAATCGTTACTCCTGCTGAAGGTTTTACGATTATTGCCACTGCAAACACTAAGGGTAAAGGCTCAGAAGATGGTCGGTATATGTTTACCAATGTATTGAATGAGGCTTTCCTTGAACGTTTTCCTATCACGATGGAACAAACGTGGGCTCCGGATCGTATTGAGAAAAAAATCCTTATTAAAGAACTTGTCTCAGCTGGTCGTGAAGATGACCAATTTGCAGAGAAACTGGTAACTTGGGCTACCGCAATTCGCCGCACTTTTGAAGATGATGGCTGTGATGAAGTTATCTCTACCCGTCGTTTGGTGCACATTGCAAAAGCATATGGTATCTTCGGTAATCGCCTTAAAGCAATTGAATACTGCTTGAACCGTTTTGATGCAGATACCAAAGTATCGTTTCTAGACTTGTATACCAAGGTAGATGCTGGCACAGAAAATGCCAATACTATGACACAAGCGGTAACTACCGAAGAAGTTCCTTTCTAATAACAGGTAAAGATGATTATGTTAACCTTAAAACTGTTGACATGATCATCTGGATGCTGTATAATAATCGAAGTTACAGAGACATGTCGCCTCTGGACTATATAAAAAGTGCGACATACTGATAGAGGTAAATATTATGGCTAAGACCACACAAAAGAGTAAACTGATTAACCAATTCAAATCGGGTAAAGTTATTACCGAGCGCCAAGCTGCAACCCGTTTCGGCGTAAAGAATCTTTCAGCCCGTGTTTCAGAACTCCGTGCTGATGGTTATACAATTTACACCAACCAAGTTTCTTCTAACGAAGGTAAAGTTTCTGCCTATCGCTTGGGTAATCCTACTCGCAAGATGATTGCTACTGCTTACAAGGCACTTGGACCAAAAGCTTTTGCCTAACCTGAAGTAGAAACTATAAGAGGTGATACATATATAATTGTATCACCTCTTTTTTATATGGATACGTTATGGAAATTAAAGTTAAAGTCGAAGACTTGAAAAAGAATAGATTGTTTGTCGCAACACCGATGTATGGCGGTATGAATCACGGCATGTATATGAAGTCGTGTTTAGATTTGCAGATGTTAATGATTAAGTATAATGTGGATGTTAAATTCTCTTTCTTATTTAATGAATCTCTAATTACAAGAGCAAGAAATTATCTGGTAGATGAATTCCTACGCTCAGAGTGTAGTCACCTACTCTTCATCGATTCAGATGTTCATTTTAATCCACAAGACGTTATTGCATTGATGGCTTTGGATAAAGATGTTATTGGTGGTCCTTATCCTAAGAAATCTATTAATTGGAATAATATTGCTCAAGCGGCTCGCACTCGTCCTGATATGCCAGCTGGTGAATTGGAAAGTCTTGTTGGAGATTATGTCTTTAACGTTGTTAAGGGCACACAACAATTCACAGTAACCGAACCTCTAGAAGTATTAGAAATCGGAACAGGGTACATGATGATCAAACGTCATGTGTTTGAAGAACTAGAAAAAGCTTTTCCGCAATTGCGTTATCGTCCCGATCATGTTGGTCAAGCTAATTTTGATGGCTCAAGGTATATTCATGCTTACTTTGATACAATCATTGATACCGCTGATAGTGCTACTGGCGGTGGAACAGATCGGTATTTGTCTGAAGATTATATGTTCTGTCAATTGTGGCGCAAGATCGGTGGACAAATTTACTTGTGCCCATGGATGAAAACGCAACACATTGGAACATATCCTTTCACAGGCAATCTCCCAAAAATTGCCGAGCTTACGGGTAAACTATGATGCCATTGATTGAATACAAATATAGTGAAGATAAGATTCTTGCTGAATTGCAAGACTATATTGATAAAACTTATGGTGAACATTATTCACAGAATAAATTTCAAGCAACAGAATTTATTATGGATAGTGGACATGGTGTAGGTTTTTGTATTGGTAATATCATGAAGTATGCACAACGTTATGGCAAAAAAGAGGGATATAATCGAAAAGACTTGCTAAAGGTCTTGCATTATGCTATAATGGCTTTACATAATCATGATACATCATTCATCAAATGAGGTAGTTAAATGTCAACCAGTCATCACTCAATTCATCCATATGATACTGCCCATGATGTAACAAATATCAACACGGATTCTTTAGTAGATTTGCCTATACAGGGTCATGGGTTTATCGCCGTGCGTGAGTTTGCATATACAGATGTTATAGGTTTATCTGAAGATCAGTTAAAAGAAATTGTAAAAGAAGACCTTGTTCATAGATTGATTGAGAAAGCGCATAAACTAAAGTTGATCGAGTATACCAAGTCTCATGACTACTCAACAGATCAAATAACAATTAGGGCAAGATGCTATCTATTACCTGATGACAAGGTACGTCTTTTTCGTGTGAATAAACTAATCAAATAGGAGTTTCGTTATGAAGTTTTCAAATAAAACGATTGAAGTATTAAAGAATTTCTCTACAATGAATCCGGGCATTCTGTTTAGACCTGGTACTACCCTGAGAACCATTGGAACAAGTAAGAATCTACTTGCCAAATATGTCAGTGAGGATGTTATTACTGATGAATTTGGTATCTATGATCTCAGCACTTTCTGTAACACACTATCTTTTTATCCAGATCATGAATTGGAATTCAATGGCAGTAATAAGATGACCATTCATCGTGGTGATAAACGTGCTAGGGGTGTTTATGGTCTGACTGCTGCTTCAAACATTGAAGTTGCACCAGAAAAAGATTTGTCAATGCCAGAATCCAAAATGAAGTATGAATTGAGTAGAGAAGATTTGGAATGGATGCTGCGTGTTGCTGCTTGTTCTTCATTGACTCACATTGGTTTTGTTTCTGATGGAACTAAATGTAAGATTGTATCGAAAGATATGAAAAATGGTTCTTCAGATACAAATTCGAATGCCAATGAACTTGATCTAGGCACAGGTAGTGGTGAGAAATATGCTATGATGTTTAAGACTGAAAACATTAAAATGTTGCCAGGAACATATATCATTGATATTGGTTTTGATACTGCTACAGGAACTGGTGTTGCACATTTCAAGAACAAAGATATTTCTCTTGAGTATTGGGCAGCTATTGAAGCTGGTTCTTCTTACACCAAAGAATAATTATGGAGACCAGGAGAAGTTTTCTTAAGGGTGCAGGTATTCTTGGTGCTTTTCTTGCTGGTACGATAACATATGAGAATATGAAAGCGCCGGCAAAAGAAGATATCAGTAAACTAGCACCTGAAACTGACAGCATATATAATACACTTACATTATCTGGAGGTTATGAAAAATCACAAGATTCCACTTGTTTGACCGGATACACCGGATACCTTAATCCTAAAAACTCAGTTGCAATGACTGTTGGTAAAGACAATAGGCTCTGGATCAAAGTTGGTGATGAATGGAAACGTGTAGCACTTGAAGCTTAATTTATTATGAAAGAGGTAAATTTTGAAACATTTATTATGGACAGAAGCGTATCGCCCAAAGACGATTGAAGACTGCATACTTCCTGAGAGGCTGAAAACACCCTTTCAGGTGTATGTAGATCAGAAGAACATTCCCAATCTGTTACTCTGTGGTGGACCTGGCATTGGTAAAACTACTGTAGCCCGAGCATTGTGTGAGGAAGTTGGCTGTGATTACATCGTGATCAATGGTTCAGATGAGGGTAGACTTATTGATACCTTTAGAACCAAGATCAAATCATATGCTTCAACAATGTCTTTTTCTGGTGGCCGCAAAGTAGTTATCGTTGATGAAGCTGATTATCTAAACGCTGAATCCGTTCAACCAGCGATGAGAAGTTTCATTGAGGAATTCTCTATTAATTGCTCATTCATTTTCACATGTAACTATAAAAATAAGATCATTGAGCCGCTTCATTCTAGATTTGCTATCATAGACTTTACTATGAAAGCTGATGAGAAGCAGAGAATGGCAGGATCATTCTTTAAGCGGATCATTAAGATACTTGAGGCAGAGAAAGTTGATTTTGAAAACAGCGTTGTTGCTGAAGTTATCAAAGAATACTTTCCTGATTTTCGGCGTATAATTAATGAACTTCAACGGTATTCAAAGTTTGGTAAGATCGATACTGGTATTCTTGCACAGATTAGTCAGAGTAGCATTAGTGAGATTACAAAATATCTGAAAGATAAAAACTTTGGAGAAATTCGGAAATGGGTTGCGATCAATAATATTGATCCTGCTTCATTGTATCGGCAGATATACGATTCTCTTTATGATATTTTGCAGCCTGCCAGTATTCCACAAGCTGTAATCATTCTTGCGGATTATCAGTATAAGCAAGCTTTTGTTGCTGATCCAGAAATCAATACCGTTGCCTGTCTGACTGAGTTGATGGTATCGTTAGAGTTTAAATAATGAGTGCTAATCTGATTCTTCTAACCGGAGCAATCTATTGTTATGTTGCTTTTGATCAATACAGACTTGATAATGTTGGCATGACTATTGCTTATATTGGCTATGCATTCTCTAATATTGGACTCTTTATGTTAGCCGCAAAATGAGTCCATTTGATTTTATTAATGCTATTCTGCAATCTAAGAAACAATTGATTGTAGATCAAGCTACAAAGAGAGAATATAAACCTTTTCTAGTAAATAAGGGGCTTTCATTTCATATGGACTGCATTATGCAAGCTAATGAAATGAATTGCCGTTCTCATTTAGACGAGGATATGCAAAATGTCTATCTTATAAATACTATTAGGTCCAGAAAAAGACCGTTTGCGAAGTGGATTAAAGCTGAAAAAAACGATGATTTGGAATGTGTAAAGAAGTATTATTCCCTTTCCTCGCAAAAAGCACGTGAGGCTCTTAGTCTACTTAGTGATGAAGATATCAAACAACTAAAAGAACAAACCGATATCGGTGGATTAAGGAAATAATATGGTAAATTTATTAGATTTCATTGAAGTTACACTTGAACAAAGTGATGACTTCCTTAAAGTAAAAGAAACACTAACAAGAATTGGTGTTTCTTCTAGGAAAGAAAAAGTATTATACCAATCTTGCCACATTCTACATAAACAGGGACAATATTACATTGTTCATTTCAAAGAATTGTTTGATTTGGATGGCAAACCCTCTAATCTATCAGAAAATGATATCCAAAGACGGAATGCCATTGCTAAATTGTTACAGGATTGGGGTCTAGTTAAGATTGTTAATCCAAAGATTATGGAAAACAATATAGCACCTATTCATCAGATCAAGATCATTTCTTTCAAAGAAAAAGATGAGTGGGAATTGGTAAGCAAGTATAATATCGGTAAAAAAAGAACTTAAACGGTGATATATTATGAATCAACCTCTAAAATTGAAGAATATCTTCAACGGTGAAATTGTCTATTGTAACGACATCCACAATGTAAAATCAGTAGACGGATACAATTTTGTTTCAGTCTTCACTAAAGAAAATATGAACAGATTTTTCTTGGTAAATTTGGATGCATACAAGATTGAGACTAAATAGAAGTGTGATGCCTTCGGGGTCACAATATTACAACCTCGCTTAATTAAAGGAGAACTTTATGACTCAGTTTACCCATAAACTTTCATTTGAACCATTT